CGTCATTATAAGCTACAAATCCTGTTGATCCGTAAGTTTCTAAATCAACTTGAATGAAAATGATACCATTCTCATCACAAATGTCATTAAATAGACCAGTTGCACCAGCCGATTTCTTACCATAGTCAACAATACCACTTCCGTATTTCTGAGTTACGATGTTGATTCCTTTTGATTTACCACCAAAAGTAACTTCTAAAGAAGCTAAAAACTCTTCAGTATCCATAACGTTTCCTGTTGGTCCCGCTAATTTACCAGCTCCTGCGTTTGAAAATCCACCAACAGCGATTACTACGTTAGATACAATTGCGTTTGCCGCAATTACTTCATCAGCAGTTGTTGCAACTCCGTCAGCAAATGTTACACCACCTAAACAGTTAGCAACACCAGCAACAACTTTACCTTTAGAGTAGTCAAATAGACCCTCATCAGCTCCGTCACCTTCTTCGTAGAATCTATCATAAAGATTTCTTCCTGAGAAGTCTCCGTTTTCAGTTTGTCCTGGTGATCTGAATGGTGCTCTGTGAGCTCCTGGTTCAGCATCGGCAGCACCTTGTCTGTCAGAGATGTTAGGTACAAAGTAGAACAATTTACCAATTGGTAAGTTCATAGCTTGTACAGAAACGATATCGTTAGCCAATAACTTAGAGAATACTCTACGAATAATTGGAAAAACAACTGTTTCGAATGAACCTGATGCGTCAGACACAGCAGCTTCGTTTATTAAATAAGACGCTTGGTTTTCATATAACTGAGCGATGTTATCTTTTTGGTGACCTTCAAGACTTTCTAAAAATCCTAAGTCATCCCATTTTTTGATGGTATCTTCCTTGATAACTCTTAGGTGTTTTAACCCAATGTTACCAACCATACCTGATTCTAATAATGCTCCCATTTTAAAATTTGTTTTTTAGTTTAATTTATTATTTTATTTTTGACATTAATTCTTTCATTCTCGAGAATTGTGGACTTTCATATGCTTTTGATTCTGAAAGTACATCTTGAGATGAAGACGTAGTCGGATTTGAAGTGATTTTTTCCACTACTGATTCTGTTACGTTCTTAGACGAGTCTAATTCACCCTTAATTGTTTTATAGGTTGTTTTAGATTCAGTTAAAGACTCAACAGTATCAAATCTCTTCAAAATATTTAATTTCTCATTACGAGTAGTTGAATGTTCAGTGAACAATCTCGTTGCGTATGCTAAATTAGCATTAAACACAGCGACTTCATTAAGTTTGTCTTTGAATAAAACTAACGCCTTTTTATATTCACCGTTTTGTTTTCTCAAAGTTTCCACTTCTTCGTTGATCGCACCAGCTTTGTATTTTGTCTTAGACTTAATACCCGCTCTGTTAGATCCACCTTTGTCTCCATGTACGTTAGACTTTGTTCTTGCCGCTTCGTCAACCTCAGCTTCATGAGTGTCTTCCTCCGGAACTTCTAATTCATCCTCTTCAGAAACTTCTTCTTCGTCAAGGCTTTCTTCAGAAACTTCTTCAGAAACTTCTTCTTCAGCAACTTCGTCATCACTTTCATCTAAGTCAATTTCATATACAACGTCGTCTTCTTCAGAAACATCTTCTTTGATTTCAGAATCATCACACCCTTCGGTACAATCTTCTTCTTCAGAAAGATCTTCATCAGCAACTTCGTCAGATACTTCATCGTCTAATTTGATAATGTATTCGTCGTCACCATCTTCAAGCTCAACGTTATCACCGTCTCTCTTAACTACAATTCCGTCTTCAGGTTTCATTGATTTGAATACCTTAAGAACTTCGTCGTCAGATGCGTCAGTCATATCAAGAACGTCTTCTTCTTCATCTTCAGAATCAATTGCGTCAAACATATCATCCACTTCAGAATCTAAATCATCCTCTGTGTCTAATGCGTCATCTTCAACTTCATCCTCTAAATCAGGATCTTCGTCGTCCGTTGGCTCGTCGTTTATCGAAGTTTCATCATCGTTTCCTTCATCTTCACTGTCCAATTGTTCAGCGACTTCAGGCATACCGTTTTCGTCTTCTTTTTTAAGATCTGCGTTTTCCGCATTTTCTTCTTCTTCCATTGATTCTTTTAGCAACTCGTTTAGTTCTTCCTTCATGGTTGAAGCAAGTATACCTTTTGCGTTCGCTTTAACTGCCTCTTCAAGGTCTTGTACTTGAAGCAATGCTTGTTCTAAAATGGATTTTTTACTCATTTGTTGTTTTTTATTTATTAATAAATACTTGTTATTTAAGAAAAATTTACTTTTATGGTATCGAAATCAATAAAAAGATGAATTATTTTTTTAAGAAACTATCCATCTTACCCATTAATCTCGACATTCTATCGTCTACAATTGGTTTTTCTTCTATACTCTCTGCGTATTTTTCTCTATCAGACGGATCGTTAAATACATATGCACCAGGTGTTGATGGTGATGATACTAAATCAAAACACACTAACTCAAAATCCTCCTGTACAATATTTTGTCCTTTTTCCGACTTTAATGATCCAACACCTCTTGAAGATATTCCCAATGTTACTCCATTCATAAGTAACATTGCTGCTTGATCACCTTTAGTACTTACTATACCTGATTTTTTCCAACCAGGTGATAGAAGTAATTTAATTTTTCCCATAAGTATTTTCCCGTCCCACCAAGTCTCGGTGATCGTGTGTGATACTCTATCTAAATCTATAAGTGAAGATGATGGGTGATTTAACTCATTTAATGCACTCCCTTTCTCGATAACGGTTTTATATTTATCCATTTCTCGTTTGAGAAGTTTCTCAGGATATATTCTACCGTTTTTATTTGGTGTGTCGTATTTCTGTAGAACAGCATAAAGAATAATGTCTTCTGAGAAGTCAACACCCTTCATTTCTGTTATTACTGATTTATTTTCATCAGGAGACACAAACCCAGCATCGTATTCGATGAGGATTCCTGTACCTGTTTCTTTTGGACCTAATACTTTCATGTATGAATAGTTTTATTACTATAAATACAACGGTATCGAAGTTATTTTTTATTTTTATGAAAATTATATAATAATTGGTTGTTCAGACACTCGTCAACTATCTCAATCATGAGTGATTTCATGTATAATTTAAGATCGTCACTTTTAATCGATAAATCTTTTAGAACGTAAAGTGTACATTCTAAATTCATAAATGATCTTTTTTCTTTCTTTATACCTTTAGTCCTAATGTCTAAATCAACAATTGACTGTGGTCTAAATGAATCACTATTCAATCCACTTATTAATCTTTTTATTCCATTTCTTGATGACCTAACTACTGCATCATAATCTTTACATTCCTCATCAGGTTCAAGCCATGAATTTAATTTCAAATATATAGTCTTTAAATCTTTGTGATTTATAGTTCCGTATCCAATCTTAACATTCTTGTGAGTACCTAAAGGAATAAATCTTCCTAATTTCATTTAACATGTTTATTCTTATTTATGGTGTTATTAAAATATACACATTAAAAATCACAATAACAAATTTTTTCATTATATTTATGTATATAACAAATTATGCTAATAGTAAAAGTAAAAAATAATAACATTGATCAAGCGATCAAAAAATTACGTCGTAAAGTGAAGAACACTAAACAGTTAATTTCACTTAGAGATAGGAAACAACATACAAAACCTTCAGTTACTAAAAGATTAAAAAAGTCTAAGGCGGTGTATATTCAAAAAATCAAAGATAAGGAGCAATAAAAAACCTCCACAATTGATTATGATGTTTCAAAAGTGAAGGTTTACACCTCTAAGGTAGCAACCGTCAAGGAAATTCTATTTTAAATTTTCTAATAATTCTTCTAAACGATATAGGTTATATTTTGTCTGTGTCATTTCATTAATTTCTTTTTTTACTTCATCAGACTTAGATGAAAACCCATTGTCTGATTCTACTAAAGAATTTAACGTACTGGTTATTGATTCTTTTAACTCTCCAAATTTAGTATTCAAATCTTCATTACTAATAGAAAGTATACCTTTTAATTTAGTTTTATCTTCTTCACTTAATGTTTTATCAAAACTAACATTAAAATTATTTGTCAATACAGAGTTTAATAAACTTTCATTAACACCTGTGTCTACTTTTAAGTTGTCAGATACTTTATTTGTTGTTAAATGTTCTACTAAGAATTTTTTAGCAATTACCTTTTCAGATATGTTACCTAATTTATCTTCAGTTGAAAGTCTATCTAACGACTGATATAATTTATCAGACTCAACTATGGTGTCAGATAATGATTCGTTCATTTGGTTAAGTACTTCACTCACCTCAATGTGTCTCTCTTTTAAAACTTTAGATAGTTCTTCCACATATAACTGTGCGGTTTCTTTATCATCAAATGTTTTTGTTTCTAATTCCTCATAAAGAGAATACATTTCTTTTAGGATGTCATTCTCCATTATTGGTTTGAAGTGTTCCTTCAGATTAGTTTTAAATTCACTCTTACCATAAGAGTTAGAAAGTTTGTTTAGAACTTTGTTTTTTATATGTCCAAATGTTATCATAATTATTCTTTTAATATGTCTTTGAGTTTATTCTCTACCTCATAAATATTGCGTTGGGCTTTATCAAGATCAAAAAGATCATCAAAATCTTTTGTTTCATCACCTAACATACCTAATATTTTAGATTTCTTACTTTCTGTTAATGTTGCTTTACGTTTTACCTTCTCTTCACTTAATGGTGCATCATCCATTGGAGGTGCGTCTGCACCACCCATAGGAGGAGCTCCACCCATATCATCTCCACCTGCATCTGGTGACATTGAATCATCCATCACTTGTCTATCTTTTTCAGGTATACCATACTTCTTATCAACCTCATCAAATACACCTGTTCTCTTAATAATGTTTTGTGTTATACCTAACTCAGCACCAAGAGCTCTTTCAAGTCTTTGTTGTTGTAAATCAAGTACAACGTCATTATCACTCATACCAAGAATGTTTTTCTTACCCCACGTATGTGATACTGGTTGGATACCAATCTGAGATTGATCAGAAGTTGCGTCTTTGTATAAAGTAATCTTTTCTTTCCACTGTTCAATCTTTAATAAATCGGATTGTGCCGATGGGTTAGTTAAAGATAACGTGAAGTTAGTAAGTTCATCTTCTAAACCTAAAAGGTATAAATGTACTAATGCAATTTTATTTAATTCTTGAACAAGTGATTTCTGTATTCTATTAATCGTTCTTGCAAAACGAATATCCATTAGTGCTAATGTTTTACCGTCACCCACAATTTCCTCAAAACCTAAGAACGCCTTAGGTATTCTTAGTGCTGCCAATAATTTCTTTTGGATATATTCAATATCAGCAATCTCACCTAAATTCTGAGCTCCTGGTAGAGTTTCTATTGGGTTTGTTTGTGAAGGATCTCTTACAGGTATAAAATAATCTTGGTCTACCGCCATTTGGTTGTACCTCATATCAACTTGTCCGTTCGCAGGATCAACCACTTGATCTCGTTTGAATTTATTGGCTACACGTTGTACATATGCTTCAATATCTTTGTCATCCATATTCCCAACAAAGACTTTGAATACTCTTCTTTCGGGTGCTCTTGATGTTCTATATATTAACATTGCATCTTCCGCAAGTAATAATTGTTTCCATATACGTCTTACTTTATCTAACATAGATGTACCGTAAGGTAATTTTCTATCATCACCCAATAATCTGAAATGTGCAACTTCCCAAGCTTGAAACTCCATATCCTTATTCTTCCACGCAAAACGTAATTCACGTGTTTTCATATTTGACGGATTCTCTGCTTTATGTACATGAGATGCAGCACCTTCATGTCTCTCAATTTCGATGTTAGGTAATTGTTGACATCCAACAATTCCTTTAGATGGGTCGATCTTTAAATAAACAAAGTTATCACCATATTTGGCAACACCTCTACACCACATCTGTAAGTTTGTGTTAATGTCAAGTACGTTTTTAAATAAGTCCTCTAAGATGTTACTTACTCTTTTTGATTCAGAATAAATTGTCAGAATTTCTCCCTTTTCTGAAAGAGTAGTTGATTCTTCAGAATAGATATCTAAAGATGCGGATATCTCAGGTGTGAACTCCATTGATTCGTAATCATAGTATGCCGCCAATCTATTTGGTTCGTAATAAACCGATTGGTTATACAATGATTGGTCCATCTTGGCCCACTTGTCGGCAACGTATGTCGATTGTTTTGCTTGGAGTAACTCTCTTTCGTAGTCCTCCTTACTGTCTGTTTTTAACAGAGTATCTTTGTCGAAACGATATTGCGGAGGATTAGGGACATCATTCTGAAATCCAAACACCTTTGTTAACCTTTGATAAACTGTTAAGTTTTTGTTTGCCATATTAATAAATATTATACTTTATAATATAAGGAAAATAAATGAGTAAATAAAGTTATCTCTGTTTATATGTGTTTTTACCAAATAACCAATTATGTTCCATATACTGTTCCTTACTTGCATCTTTCTTTCCTATTGGGTATGGTGACGGATCAGTACTCATCGACCCAATTGCGTCAAATGCAGTACCATAAGAATAAAAAGATTTTTTAGTCTCATATGTCCTTTCACTTAATACCCATGAATCTAACATTGCTTTGTTTGCGTTATCGTTACGTTTTAACTGTGTAAAACAAATGTCTCCAACATACATCGCAATTGACATTGCCATAATAGCATCATCATGTGAACCTTTCATATGGTCAGGTCGACCATTAATGTAAACAAATGTGTTTAATTCATTTAATAAACGAGATGACTTCACTTTAAAACCATGTCTTAGGTTTTCTTCAAAACTCGCAACAATTTGTGTTCTCTTATTATTAAAACTAATACCAGGTATTTTTTCCTGTGCACGTTTGTTATATTCCCATTTGTTTTGTGAATTAACCCCGTCGATATATTGGTCTTTATAACCTAACTCTTGTAATTTACGTGATGTTGCTATACCCATACCACCTGTAATATCAGTCGCAACAAATGCATTATAAAGTGTTCCCCATTTATAAACAATTGATGCTAAATCATCTGGTGGGATCATTCCAACATATTCTAATACCTGTTCACCTTCATCAAAATCTATAATACATATTGAAGATGCATCTGCACTATCCCCACGAGAAACATCAACACCCATAATATAACGATGTCCCATTATAGGTTCTTTCCAAACCCACAATGTTGATTGCATATATTTTTCAATCGGTTCACTAATCATTGTTTTCCTAATCTTCTCTTGTATGGTATTTGATATAACACCATCACCAGATCCTAAGAAATCACATTCTAATTCCTGTGCAATTTTTCTCTTATCGTACTTAAATTTCTTTGCCATATTCTCAAACCAATGAGAATAGGGTTTGTAACCTAATTCATGTAATTCTTCGTATCGTTCCCAACCTTCATTAAGTGTGATGTCCTCATCAACATATTGTTCTCTATTTAACATGTAATGTATGATATCATCCACCTTTAACCATTTAAGGTCACCAGCATAACGAGGATCTTTAAACCACCTTAAATCGGTAATTTTAAAATCATTCATTTTTCTTAATGCTTGGTCATATACACCATAATATATTGCATCATAACCGTTAGGTGTTGAAATAAGTATAACCTTACCACCCGTAGATAACGATGCCATACACGCACCCCAAAAATCTTCACCAGCATCAATATATGCGGCTTCATCAAATACTAACACGGTAGGTGTGTATCCACGAAGTGCATCCGCTGAGGTTGCAACCGCTTTAACTTCACATCCGTTATTCATTCTAAAACGACTCTCTGAGTTTTTATCGGGTGAAAATCCAACATTCATCCATTCGGGCCACTGATCTAAAAATCCACGAACTTTATTGGCCATCTCAATCGCAGTATCACGTTTGTTGGCAATAATCAGAATCCTTTCTGGGTTAGTTGGTTTTGCGGTCTGTATTCGTTTAGATAACCATGCTGCGGTTACCGTAGATACACCCGCCTGTCTATACTTACGAGTAATATTTTCGTTATAGTTATCGTAATCATGTATAAGTTCAATTTGATCGGGGAATAACTCTAATGGTACATACTTCTTTTGAGTATTGTCAAATGTCTGTAAATATGTTTTAAGAGCATAAGGAGTGTCCTTCATGATCTTAGCATATTCTTTTAACTGTATGAGTTTTTGTTTATCCATATCCAATAAATACAAAAAAAGTGGTCTATTGACCACTTTCTTATAATTTGTGTTATTTAATTATCGTCTTCAGGAGAAAATGTAATCCCTAATGACCCTAAGAATCCTCCGAGTCCATCATCATCATCATCGTCTCCATATTCTCTATTATATTGGTCCTCTTCGTAATCTTCACTCTGTAAATCCTGAATAATCTGATCTACCATGTTACTTATAATTTCTTTACCTAAGGTACTTCCTTTTAGTATTTCTCTTGAAACTTTGAAAAATTCATCATTGTCTAATGATGAGAATCTTGAGAATAAATAATTTTGAATATGTTTTAATTCATCACTCATTATTTTTTGAGGATATGATTCTCTAAATTTCTCCCAAATAATAGGACCTAATCTTAAGTCCCATATCTCTGATGGTAATGTGTCTGTTGAATTCATAACCATTTCAGCTGCACGAGGATCGTCTGGTAACCCT